ATGTCGATTGAAACTATTAAACTAGTAAATAAAATAACGCGTGATTTTATGTCTATTCTTGAAAAATATTCTGACAATATTAATACTCTTAACCATATTGATTATTATATAACTCATAAGTTAGACAGTAATATTAAAAAAATAGCAGTTTCTGATAATAATGAAGGCGTTTTAAAAGAGCGTCAGTATTTTATAAATAAATTTTTGTGTAGTATGGAAAACATATTTTATTACGTTGAAACAAATGATATATTTATTCATTATGACTTAAACCATTACAAAATTTTCGAAGAAGATAGTTTGCGCAGTCAAATATACAATGAAATTATGCAACAGCACCCAAGCTTAAGTAAGTATAAATTTGATATTGAAACAGAAATAATTAACGAACTAAAAAAAGAAACATTATTTAATTGTATACCGGAATCATCTACAATTCAAAATGTTATAAATTGTTTTATGACCGTTTTCTTTGATATCAAAGAAAGTGCTAAATATTTTTGTTGTGTGTTAGGTGATTTTATATTGGAAAAAAATGTAGAACAAGTATATTGTATTAACGGTGAAATACTAGAATTTCTAACTCTTTTTGAAAAAACAATTTTAAATCGATTGGGCAATATTGTGTTGGTTAATTCAAATCGGTTTGTATGTGATAAAGTATTAAACACCTGTAAATTAAAAGAACATAGAGTAATATATTCACGGACAAATAGCAAAATGAGTTTGTGGACCGAATTTTTAAACAAATACGCGATTGATATTTGCGCGGTTTGTATACATTACTCAAAGCGCTATCTTAATTCTGAAAAATACATAGCATCAAACGATAAAAAATTAGAAAACATTTTGTATTTAAAAAACAATTCTGTAAAAAAAATGGTCCAACAATTTAGCCTGAAAAATTTTAAATCTGATTTACAGAAAACAATTACTTATGAAAATATGGAATATTTATGGTATACATATTTAAAAAACGAATATCTTCCGACCGATATTATAAGCAATAAAGAGTTCCATTTTTTAATGCAATCAGCGTGCTATTCTAATATTCCGAATGCTGGCAATAATAAAGACGACCAAACATCGTATTTATGTATAACGCATCCAGACAACGGTAATATTACGAATGTTAAGCAGTTTTTAGATGAAAAGTTAGAGAATAATGACTCGGACCAATTAGAAATTAGTGAATTGGTTGAAATATATATTGAATATGCAGCGACCCGTCCACCGCTAAATATAAGTTGTACGACGAATATGTTAAATGAAACCGCGATGCTTGATATCGTATCGTATTTTACCAATTTCAATATTATTAATGATGGTAAAACAATTGATGGTATTAGTTGTTCGTTGTGGAATAAAAAAGGGGAATTATCATCATTTATAGAATTGGTGAAAACGCTACATAACGATAAAACAAAAGAAATAACAGAAAACATATCATTTAATGAAATTTATACTAAATATTGCAAATACATTTCTCATACTGGAAATGTAAATAAAATAGCTACTAAATCATATTTTATAAATTTTATAATTAAGTATATCCCCGAAAAATACATAATATTTAATAAAATACTAAAACAATACTGGAATGGTAATTAACCTGTTAAACTACAAACCCTAAATAACTACAAACCCCTAAATAACTACAAACCCCTAAATAACTACAAAATAAAAATAGAATTACAAATACAACTACTACACTTAATAATAATTAGTAATAAGTTATACATTTATTACTAATAAGTTTTACAATCACTTATTTCTTTTTCTTCCCAGTCCTTCTTTTATTGCCGGTCTTTCTCTTGGCAGTCTTTTTACCTTTTTTTACTTTTTTGACGAAACCAAACTTTCCTTTGCGAGTGAAATAGCCCTTATTCGTCAATCGCTTCAATAGTTGAGGACCCTTTTCACTTTTAGCTTTAGATACAATTTCTCCATGCTTATTTTTCTTAAGTTGGCTTTTCGTTAATCCACCGTTTGTTTCTGCGGCAACTCCGTGCCATACTTTTGCACGCGATCCCTTTAACTCACGGAATTTACCCCGTCTTGTGTGATATAAACCATCTGGTCCTTTAGTTCTGTTACCCATTATATAGTATGTCAAGAAAAAATAAAAAATTATATAAAATCTATTTAGTTACTATTTTTAATTCTAAATATAGTTGTTATTTAATTCATTACGCCATTTCTTAATATTGATGATTTGTTCTTGATTGTCTATAAATTCACTACTTATTTCTGCCATCTCATTTTTTAATTTTTCCATATGGATTTGTAGTTTATCCATAATATTGTTAATCTCCTGTATACGAATATCAATAGTGATCTGTCTTGTTTTTAATTCATTTAATTGGTTATGCGTTTCTTTCAAAACTTTACGCTTTTCTTTCAAGACTCGAGCATGTTTGTGATAAAGTTTAATAGTATGCTGCTTTCTAGTTGCAACACTTTTTCGTTTTTCACATGTTCTAAGATTGTGACCCGTCATTTTACAAAGAGAGCACTTTGTAATTCTGGTGGATTTTGGCATGGTGATAGTATGGTATATTACAATGTCTGTTATTTTAACTATAAGTGCTATAATTAACGCGCGTCAATTTTTTAATTGGACGCATTAAAACATTAATACTACCGCCTTATACAGTAGTATAAAACTCTAAAAGGCTTTTGTCTTTTATAAACATTTTGGGCGTTAAGTTGGTTTTTCTAACATAATCTGGATGGGGATTAATCAACAATTTACGCTTATCAAATGTATTATATTGATGTGCGAATACCAATATGGTTTTTTTAGGGTCCAATTGAACGAATGGCACAGTATAATTTTTAAGAAAAGCCTTTTCTTCTGCGATCTCAGCATCATCATCATATCTTGTTATCTCAAGTAGTTCCTTTTTAAACGCAAAAGTCCCTGCTGTTCCATGCGTTTTACCATATGGTCCAAAAATATACAATTGGTCTAAATCGTTGAAATAAATATATACAATACTACTTCCAGCACACAAAGCATTTGGTTGCGAACGCAATCTATCCACCGCATGCGCAACCCTTTCTGGTGGATAAAAATCGTCATCATCCATATACACTAAAATATCGCCGCTCGCTTTTTCATGCATTAAATTCCGCTTCCTTCCCAACTTTATTTTTTCTTCATATCTAAAATATTTAACCCCCTCAACATCCTTAAATAAATCCTCCACAGATTCATCTCCATCATCAATAATAATCCATTCCATTAATTCTTTTGGATAAGTTTGCGATTGATAACACTTAATTAATTGAGGTATAAACATTCGCCTGTTATATGTTGGAGTACATACACTTACAAATGGTTTACCGCTTGTCGAAACTTTTTTTTTACGATTCTTTTTACCCATTAAATAATAATATATTAATTATATCTTTAATATATTACGAAACTAATAATATTATTTTTATGCGGCAGGGGGTGATGGAGGAGTTGCATCCGGGGTAACAGTAGGTCCGAAAAATTCACCGTATATGTAATACAAAGGAAGGAGTACAAATGGCACCGCTATACCAACTGGGATCATTCCTTTTGTTAGCACATTTATAGGCATATAATCTGGAATATACGTACCATATTTTTGTATAAGAAGAATACCAAAAGAAAATATAAATAACACAACCACTAAATAAGATTTTGTAATGTTTTTAAATACATTATTAACCAACCCAATATTTTGAAACATTTTAATTATATATCCAGCAACAAAAAACATACCAATTACAGAGGGGATTAATATAAAATGTGCTAGTCCGCCCGCAGTCATCCACAAAAATATAGCCATTAAATTATACTGAAAAAACCAATAATTTTCATTTTCAAAAAACCCACTTTTAACAAGGTTGATTGTCGTTTTTATATAGCCTAAATGCAAATGACCAAACATAAAGACAGTTGCCAATATTAGACCAACAAAATACATAACAACGGGCAACACCCCAGCGGTTAATAATTGTATAACCGCTCGTATATGTGATGGCGTTTTACCATATGTTTTTTTATCATCCCATAAAGCACCGCCTTCACCACCATAATACAATTTTTCTAATATTTTATTAAACTGACAAAACACATAATATAAAGATTCGCGTGGTATTTTTGCCAATCCAACATACATTGATTTCACCATTTCATATGCGAACGGCGTTTCATCCATATTGATGTCAATCATATTCATAAATTTATTTACATTAAATTGGTGTGATTCGTCATCTAAATCTAAATCTTTGGATTTGGCAGAGTGATTCATGTTCCAAATAAAAAAACATCCCAAATAAACAACAACAACGATTTGAACAAAAAACACAACCATCTCCTTTGCAATTGCAATTATTCTCTCCACATAACTATCATTTTTTATTCTATATTTTCGTGAATTAATTATATCAACCAGTTTATTATGATGGCCTGCAGGGCGGTGATATTTCCAGTCGGGGCTTTTATAATAATTTTCAATAAAATCATATGGGTCATCTTTCCATTGTTGCAAATGTTTTTCCAAATATTTCCAATCTGATTTGTATTTGTAAGTTTTATAAATATCATTCATAGTCGCCGCATCTTTAAACCCTTTTTTTAAATCGTCCAATTCTTTTTGCTGTTCTTTAGTTCGCGTTTTAGGTTTTTCTGATGTTGTTTTTTTTGTTTCGTCTGGTTCGTCTGTTTTTTTATTATCTTCTTTATTTTGCGAAACCTTACTTACCATTATATATTATAAAGTATTATAATTATTTATAATTATAATAATTTTCTGAATTTATACAATGTTTAGTATTCCTAAATTCATTTTATGATATAGTTTTAAATTACAGTAAAGTTTTTTATTATGATTATATATAAACATGAAATTTATTATTTTTTTAATACTTATATTTCTAATACCTATTATTTCATATAAACTGTATAAATTTTACAAAACAAGAAAGTTTGAGTTATTTGTTTCACAGATATCCAAATCATATGATTCAAATAAGTTTAAACAGATCGTTTTAGATAAAATGGATAATTACGATATTGAACTCGCAATTCCATCAGGCCAATATTTATACAATACGGTGCAAGGTAATTGGGGATTTTCAACGGATGAAACAAATGATGGCGTTGTATTTGGCATATATAGAGATGGTTACACCGCGGATGGTTCTATTTTTAAAGGAAAGTCTGGAAAAAGATACAAATATATGCTAGAACAAGGTCCATATGTAATCAAATATGAAGTTAGACATAATAACAAGGGTGAACACGATGTATCTATATATATAGATAACAAACTGGTTAAAATCGCAAAAGGTGAAGGAATATCGTCCGATAAAATAAAAGTCATTGGAACAAATTATCATAATTATAATAATATAATAACTGGAGATGAAAGAGGTCGTCGTCCCGTTGATTATTTAAAATTTGTTCCCAAAGAAGTAAATAAGAAAACAGAAAATAAGAAAACAGAAAATAAGAAAACAGAAAATAAGAAAATAGAAAATAAGAAAATAGAGGGATTTAGTCAGGGACGCAAACACGACAAAGATACCTATTGGGATATAAACGAAATGGTGAAAAAAGAACAAGAAGCTAAATCAAAGTTAGTCGATCAAAGAGAAAAATATAATTTTATGACTAGAATGTGCGAAGAGGAGGGTTTATTTTGCAATAAGATACAAAAACTAAATATAGACTTAAAAACTGGTAAAATATATTATAATTTAGATGAAGAACAAGAACAGAAAAAACAAGAAGCAAGTGATGCGGATGCTGATTATTTTTTAAAACACTTATTTCAGGCCATGGATGATGATAAGGATGGATTGGTGTCGCGATTTGATTTAAAATCTATAATGAATGAGTTTTACATTCAAGATGAATTATATCAAAAAGTTTTAAATGAAGTTCGCCCACAGGGAATGGATTTCAATACATTTTCTAGTTTAATAGGTCAGCCTGTTAAATTGGTATTAAAAAATATATATGATGAACATGGAGAAGCGGGTTTAAAAATGACATATAAGATATTGGGATACAAATATGTTGAAGATGAAGAAAGAAAAAATCAAGAAGAAAGGGAGAGAAAGAAAAAATACCAACATTTAAACAAACAATTTTCAGAACCAGAATATGATGATTCTGAGCCAAGTAAAACCAGATATCGCAGCGATTACAAACCCCAACATCCTCGCCCCAAAAATGGTGTCCACTTTTACGATTCCATATGGGATTTTAACAAACATTAAATAATTAATAATTAGTTATAGTTATTAATTATTATAGTTATTAATTATTATAGTTAATAATTATTATAGATTACTATATATGTTCGAATTGTTATCGTGCTTGTAGCAATTCACCTCTTCCTCCCATTATTATTAGCATATTATATCGTTCTTCAAAAACCTTTAAATCATAGCTAAATTCATTTAAATCAGCGGTTGTTTTTCTAAACCCAATTGGATTGTTGTTAGTATCGCAAATAATATTGATTGTTCTTGGTGTGGGATTGATTGGTGGTTCTAAAGTGTTAAATTCAAATCCAACCTTTGAAAATTTATTTAAGTTCATGGCCCCCGATGGCTGATAAACCGAACGGTCACTATCTAAACAAAAATTATAACAATACAATCCATCTTTAGCAGAACCACTTGTTCGCTTCCATTTTTCAATATATTCATAAATACCAGCATCCAATACATTTTCTCTATACATACCCTGCAACACTACCCCCATATCAACTAATATTTCTTTTTTATTGTAAAAATAATCCCCTATCGCACCGGTGATATAAAAATTTCGCGGATTTTTAATTGTTTTTGAATTAAATAACGGAAAATTGTTTGTAATCTTTTGCGGTTCTATATTGTTATATGTCCAGTTTGTATAATTTGACCATTCATTTCTAAGGTGTACATCATTTCTTCTAAAACGAAACATATAATTTGCTACCATATCTTTACTATCAAATTCTGTTATTTGCGTGCCGGCGACAGAAAGTTGCTCATATTCATAAATTTGTTTAATAAGCAATTTATATGACTGTGACGCAAGAACTCGTCTTTCATCTTGTCCTAAAAATATATAAGTAGATATCAAATGAATATCACTATTCCAATCATTTCTGGTTTGGTCGTACAAAGACAATGTTCCAGATATGTCTTGCGGCGGGTTTAAAAAATGCCACATTTGATGATGAAGTTCGTTGGGATTTGGAGCACGACGATAACTTATACCACTCGCACTATTTACAGCATCTACATCATTTATAGTATACAATTTTGATATTGGCTCAAAAGTTATTTTGATATTTATTTCTTGATATTGTAATGCCACTAATGGCAACGCCATCTTACTAGAATCCGAAAAAAATAAGTTTAATGGTATATACAATTTGCGACCTTGAATAGACGGAATCACACCTGTTTCATCTACATACATCGCATTTGGATATACATTGGCACGATTGCCACTAAACGCCGGATTATTTAATTCTGGTATATTTCCAGTCATTCTATTCCACAAATCCTTTTTTGAATTACTAAAATCCCGTTCTTTTAAACAATTTAAATACTCCCCCGAAAACTTACTTAAAATAATAGGGCCCGAATATACTTCTACTTCACGAATCATATTTGTGCCTAGTTCTTCAATCCATCTAAATTGATAGGGTTTCAAAGGAGTCGTTCCGGAAGTTGTTTGAGAAGTAGCATCAAACTCGTAAAAAGGACTCCATATATCCGGAAGCGATACACATACATAAGTATCGTAAAGCATTTCTGCATAACGAGGTATCTTAAAATCAAGAACGGTTGGAGTATTATAGTTTAAAATACGACTGCCTTTGTAATCAATTCTGAACCGTTGTAGTCCAAAATTTGTATGTTTTTTATACACTGCTTGAAAAAATGTTTTTTTAGGATTTCCATTTATTATTACATTTTCATTACCGTATGATGTTAAATTTAATAATCCACCACCCATTTAATTAATATATTATAATATAATAATAATTTTAATATATTATTTATTGTATTTATTGTATTTATTGTATTTGCGCAATAAAATAAATCTACTTATATATTAAATATGAATGAAAGGAGATCATTTCCTGACTTTTTTGACAAATCCAATATATTAAAAAAAGCACCGACACCCGGTAACGCAAATATTCCAAAAATAGAAGAAACCGGTGGCGATATGTTAGAAAATATGGGTAAACAGTCAGCGGAACAGTTGGCGAAGTTTAAAAAACAAGTAATAGAATATTATAAAATGATTACTAGCGATAATAAGATATTCCTACGAGTTATATTAGCTATGTGTGTCGTAACCGCGCTTCTTATTATATCTTTTTACATTAGAAATCGAAATAATAAAAAAACAAACAACATTTACGCATTAAATAAAAACATTAAAGATTATAATAAATTTAAGGACGAAAACGACATCGGCCCGATTGCTAACTTTAATTTTAACGAAACATATGATAAAGTTCATAAGCGACCGACTTCTTTAAAAGATTACTATATTTTGGGTAGTTACAATAGTTGTTGTGGGGGTGAAGTGTTTAATAACTGGATGGATGTTGGTATATTAGAAAATACAATAAAAATGGGACCCAGAGTATTAGATTTTGAAATATTTTCATTAAATGGCGTTCCTATTGTTGCCGCCAGTTTAAAAAACGCAAATACAAAAAATGAAAATTCTTATTCAAAAGATACATTAAATCATTTAGAAGTTCCGACTGTATTAGAAACATGTAAACAAGCATTGTATGGTATAACAACACAAAACGCAAATGACCTTTTAATATTAAATTTTAGGATAAAAACGCATAATACCGCTGCACTAAATGCTTTATCTCAAAACATTAAAGATGCCTTTCAAGCTAGTTTATTGCCCGCTGATTTTGGTAATGGAGGGAGAGAAAAAAATGTAGTAAATGAAAACATCAAAAATTTAAAGCAAAAGGTTATCATTTCAGTCTATGATGATACTAATACATTTAAAGAAACTGATTTATATAAAATTACCAACATATGCAACAATATGGAAAATAAAGATATGGGAGGGGTTGAGTTTTTAAGAAATTATGATGTCCAATATGAAACAGATAAAGAAGACATGATAAAGAAAAATAAATTAACTTTGAAAATTGTAATACCAGATGAAACAAACGAAAAGCAAAACCCTCCTCATAAAATACACAGAGAAAATGGTTGTCAAATATCGTTGTTGCGTTTTAGTTTGTATGATTCTAATTTAAAAGAAGCGCTTAGTTATTTTTCTAATAATGAATCTGCGTTCGTGATGAAATCAGATAAGTATAGATACAAGCCAATCATATTACCAACGCCTAAAAAAATGGATCCAAGAGTAAAAAAAATACTACAACAAAATAGTTAAATTAAGTTAATACATTTACATTTTACTTGATATAATTTACAATCTATGTAATTTACAATCTATGTAATTTACAATCTATGTAATTTACAATCTATGTAATTTACAATCTATGTAATTTATAATTTATATTCTTTATAATTATATTCTATATAATTTATATATAATATGAATCGACAAACATTTCAAGAACGAGAATTGTCTATATTAAGAAGTGCGGTAGATAAGATTGAGAAAAGCACCGGTTATAGTTTAATTAATAACCCTAGTGTAAAAACAATAATTGAAATAGTCGAGCAATTTTTAAGAGATAAAAAAAGAATATGTTATGGTGGAACGGCTATTAATAACATCTTGCCTTTAAAAGACCAGTTTTATGATAAAAATGTGGAATTGCCTGATTATGATTTTTATTCACATGAACCCATGAAAGACGCAAAAGAACTAGCCGATATTTATTACAAAAAAGGATTTGAAGAAGTGGAAGCAAAAGCAGGTATGCATCCAGGAACATTTAAAGTGTTTGTAAATTACATACCGGTTGCAGATATTACTTATTTAATTGATGATATTTATAAAAATATTAAAAAACGATCAATTATCGTTGATGGTATTTACTACACTCCAGCAAATTATTTAAGAATGTCTATGTATTTAGAATTATCGAGGCCAAATGGCGATGTCAGTCGTTGGGAAAAGGTATTAAAACGTCTTAGTTTATTAAACAACCATTATCCATTAAAAGGGCGTCGTTGTGATCGTGAAGAAATACAGCGATTGTTTGAATATGGTGTAAAAAAATCGATTAGTAAAGACAAAAGTGCTGATACATCACCTGAAAGTTTAAATAGCAAAGATAGTAGTTATGGTGATTCTATTTTTATAACAGTTAGAGATTCATTAATAGCACAAGGATGCGTATTTTTTGGTGCGTATGCCAATCGTATGGTTTTAAAACAGCACCCAAAAATAAAACATATACCAGTTGATAAAATACCTGATTTTGATGTTCTTTCAATTGAACCACGCAACACCGCTAGAATTATTAAAGAAAGACTTACTGATATGGGGATAAAAAAAATCAAGATTCAGAAAAGAAATGGTGTAGGTGAAATAATTGCTCCTCACTATGAAATTAAAGTTGGTAAAGAAACAATCGCTTTTATATATGAACCGTTGGCATGTCATAGTTACAACGAAATTAAATTTGGAAGCAAAACGGTAAGAATCGCAACGATAGATACGATGCTAAGTTTTTACTTGGCATTTGCTTATGTCAAACGACCCTATTATAATGAAAACCGCATTATATGCATGAGTGAATATTTGTTTGATGTTCAGCAAAAAAATAGATTGACACAAAAGGGTTTGTTAAAGAGATTCACAATTGATTGTTATGGAGAACAATTAACGATGGAGAAAATGCGAGCAGATAAATCAGACAAATATAAAGAATTAAAAAATAAGAAAGATTCAAAGGAGTTTGATTGGTTTTTTTTACGATATATTCCAGCACAAACCAACGATTTTAAAAAAACGACAGGTAAATCCACAAAGAAAACAAGGACTAAATCAGAAAAGGAAACCGCCAATCGTAATAAAACCGCAAAAAAGGGTAGAAAGAAGGCAAAGAAAACAAGAAAATCAACTAATAAACGAACCACGCTTATCTCCCTTTTTAAATAAAATAGCCCGCTTAATCTTGGTATAAATTTTATAATAAATACTTTATAAAATTTACCGATTTGTTATTGTTGATTACCGCGCTCATATGAATCCCTTACAAAACACTTAAATGATTTGACAGAGAGTTTAATCCATAAAACATAATTCCAAATAATGAGGTTTGAACTAAATAACCACTTAAAGTATGGAACCCATCTTTGTTAAACAAAGATGGGAAATTTCTAATAAATATCTTTTGAATGTACGGCAACTGCATTAAAAAGTATAACACCATTCCTAATATTGGTGTTTGAAACTCGTCATATACTTGATCTAGTCTAGCAGTATTATTTTCCTTTTGTTTGGATTGTTTTACTAAATCTTCAAATGTATCATCATCATCTATATAGTTTTTCAACCTTTCACCTACATCGGGAATATGATTTATTTTAACATTAGGATCAAAACTAACTTGTGAATTTTGGTTTGGAATATGTTTACTTGGAAGTCCGGTTAATTGACTTGCACTTGCTTCTTGTAAACCACTTACGATTTGACTTATAGACTCTTTAGAAAGTTCAGCAATAACACTTTTATTATCACCGGTATCATTTACGGCCATTTTAACATTTTCAGAAGGATTTAATTCATTGGGCAAATTATTGATATCACTGGTTGATGCAGAAGATTCCATTTTATACATTAATAATAGTAACTAAATGTATAAAATACGCATTTACACATATTAATTATTCAAATTCTACATAATCTGTGTTGTCTTTACATTGTATAGCGGATGGTTTGTATTTATAACATTTATTATCAAATTTATATGTTTTACCCTCGATTTTATCAATAGTAGGGGCTTTAAATACTAAACAATTTCTATCATTACAAACCTTTCTAAATAATGTGGACAAACCCAATCCTAACAATATAGATATAATTACTTTTCCAAAATCACTATATATAAGTCGTCTTAAATACATATATAATTTATAAATAATATATAATTTCACAAATAATATATAATTTTACATACACATAAAATATCACCTATTGAACTTTATATTCTTCGATGTCTTTTGAATTTACAGGACACTGTGTGATTTCTTTTTCAAATTTAAAACAGTTATCTGCTTTGTCTTTGTATAACAATTTATTTGTGTTTGAAGGACTGGGGTAAACATAAATAATTCTTTTTTTTGGTGACAAAACATATGATAAAAATAACCCAGCAAACAATGCCAACAAAAACACCTTTATATCAATAAATTTAGATAGTGTCATTATATATTATTATTTAGATTGTTATTTTATTTAGATTGTTATTTTATTTAGATTGTTATTTTATTTAGATTGTTATTTTATTTAGATTGTTATTTTATTTAGATTGGTTAGTTTGGCATTAATTAACATTTTTCACTATTTCAAACTGTGTTATTAATACTTCCTTATTTTCTATAGAGGTTTGTTTAAAACTAAACGTGTTTTTATATACATCTGTTGCGATCTTCTCTTTTTCAATGTTGACCTCTTGATATTTAATTTCCCGCCTTTTATCAAACAAAGCAGTTAATTTTTGGGTAAATTGGCTAAAAACATCTATTAAATCCGTATCGCGATTTGTTTCTTTATACTTTTTGATGGACTTATTATACTCGCTTATTGATTTTTCTATTTCTTTGTTAATATATTCTAATGCTTCTGTTCTATTATATGAATTTTCATATTCATCGACATGGACCTCTCCCACACCATCTGTGTTTGATTTAACAACAAATGTATTGTTTTTTTCGTCATATGATTTGCGTAATTTATCTAATTTACCATTTAGTTTTATTAAATTGTCTTTTAACCTTTCAAACTTACTAACCACATAATCCTCGTCTTTTAAATTAAACAATAAATCTAGTTTTAATTTTATAATGTCTGTTTTTACAATTTCTAATTTATCATGTAATATTTCTATTAAGTCGTCGTATGATTTGTAATTTGCTAGTTTAATATTGATATCTAAATCACATGGCGTATTAGAAGAACATTTTGCTATTAAATACACTTCCTTTTTTCCATCTTCCTTTTCAACTATTCTTTCAAAGGCCGTCCCGCCTTTTTTTTTACATTTGATACATTTGATTTGTGCATTAATATCGCCGCCATTTTTTAGTATTTTTTTAATTTGTTCACTATATTTTTGCTTTTTACTATAATAATTATTTAATGCTTCTGTGTATTTTGTACCATCACTCATTTACTATTAAATGTTATAAAAATTTTTATGAAGTTTCACAAAATCACTTTCAAATTTAGGAAGATTGGTGATAATTTCATTTCTATCTTTTAACTTTCTATCTGATAATAATTTAATTTTATTTAATATGTAATATTTTTTAAGTTGTTCTTTTTGTTTTAAATCTTCTAAAGTTGGTTTATGTTTCCGCTTATAATACAAGATTCCTCCAATAATAAGGCAAAAAATTAAAAACAAGGTAATATTGGTGTTTATTTTATCAATGTATTGTTTTTTGTTTCTATTATTTTTCAGTGTTTCGCTTATAAAATACCGAACACCCGGTTCTATTAATGTCGCCTTTTGTGTATTCATAATATATAATTATTAATAAATAATAATAGAAAAGAAAAACAAATTAACAAACAAAGAAAGCGTAAAATAGTATTGTATAAATAATAAATAATATATAATATATAACAATGTTCATGATTTTATCAGTTCATGTATTTATAATTATATTGTATTTTGCATTCAGGTATTATACACAAAAAATAAATACTTACACTGCTAGTATGATGTTGCCAATATCTAGCACCACAAAATACATAATAATGCCAGTTGTTTTAATGATAATGTTTTTAATACAAGGATTTAGTAATAGACAGTTATTGTCTAAAAAATGCAATGTTGAAATGATACAAACCGCATTAATGACATCTGCCATAATCATGTTTTTTGTATTTGGTTTAATCATTGGATTAATAGAAGCATTCCCCATTTTAAAACGACCATTTGATAATACATTTGGTTATTTTTTATGTGGTATGGATGTAGAAACTCTAAAAACAATAGTTAATAAAATCTATATCCCAAATGTTAGAAATGATGATACCAATATATTAGAAAGTATTATTAGAGATGAATCTTTGCAAATAAACACTGTAAACCCAAATAATTTTCAAATGAAAATGCTCGATTTGAAAATACCAGAAAAAAACAATAATATAGTTATGAAATATTACAATTTAATATTAAGAAAAGATTTGATAGGTTCATTTGTTTTATATATTTTAGCAATAGGACTGGCTGTAATTATTAACCAAGAAACTATTAATAATATTCAGTGTAAAAAAACAGATGAAGATATTATTAAAAGTTTAGATTCAATTAATTTAGAATAACCACAAAAACAGCATAATTTAATATCAATTATTTATAAATGAATGATGCTACGAATAAGTCCAAAGATTTTTTAGCGGACGCAATTAATTCGGAAGAAGGTGTTAAAATTAAACGACCCGCAAAACAAAATGTAAAACAATTTCAAGGTATGAGCAGTGGTGTAATCGGGTTTGTATATTTGTTTTTAATTATCATTATTGCTTTTATACGATTTAGTATGACACGCATTAAAACATATACTAAAGATATGTTATTACCTAAAAAAAACTTTAAACCATATATATTAGTTCCTATACTAATTGCGGTGTTTACGGTGGTCCAAGGTTTCATTAACTCAAATGTGTTATATGCTAGATGTGATAATGCAATGTATATTGAGTCATTTACAACGGCAGCAACAACGATGACTTTTATATTTGGAATAATCGGGGCGTTGATTGAAGCATTTACTTCATGGAAGCGCCCTTTTACAAACACATTTGGTAACTTATTTTCGTCATTTGGAAAAAATTTAAAAGACGATGTAGCTACACAATTGTTTGTGCCAACATTTAAAAAAACAGACACCCAATTAAGTGAAAAAATAAGAAAAGACATCGATATAATTTTAAGAGAGATTACGCCTTATAACTTCCAACTGTTTATAAATAATTTAAATGTGCCTGTAAATGAAGGAACGAAACCAACCATTATTAAATTTTACAATAAATTATTAAGAAAAGATATAATATCAACAACTGTGTGGTATATATTAACTATTATTTTGGTTACAACAATTAATATGAATACAATACTTGGTATGCCTTGCGATAGTCCAATTAAAATTTAGGCAAGGTTAGGTAATATAATATAAATAAGTAGCATAATACTGCTAAAAATATTGTAATAAGCCATATTGGCAAAACTGTTTTTTTTCTAGAAGCCAATCCAAATTGTCTTAAAGAACCATCTTTTCCATAAATAATAGATGGTTTGGCTATTTGTATAACAATAAATAAAATAACAAATAGAACAATAGATACAGATGTTATATTTTGTCTGATAAATAGGCGAAACATTATTATATATATACTATTAATTTAATATTTTAAATAAGAAAATGTAAAACTAAGAAATTTTACTATTAACAGATGCATAAAATATAGTTTTTATTTATAAAACTATATTTTTATTTATAAAACTATATTTTTATTTGTAAAGATATAGTTTTATTTAGTTAATAACCTTCATCGCCGTCTAGATCACCAAAATCATCATCTTCTCCCATCATCCTCATATCCTCCATTTGCTCTACATCGGCAATTCGGGTTTCTTCATCTTCATATGCGGCTTCATCGTCATGAACCGTTTGTGTTGATTCAGTTTGTTCCCTGTCAACTTGTTGTTCTGTTTGTATGATTGCTTGTGCTAATTCATCTTCTATTTCGCGATCATACTGTTTTTTATTATAAATATACAACGATTTGGTTTGACCCAAATTCCAATTACCTAATTTCGCATTTTTCATGTAATCTTCTGATTTGCGGTCTTCTTTACTCATATTTTTAAATGTTTCAACTATGCGTGTTTTTTCGTGTTCTTTATCATTCAATACTTTATTTTGTATATCTTCCATCGATAAGTTAATTGTTGATTTTTGATAAATAAGTGTTTTCAATATAATATTAACAATCTCACTAACTTGATTTTGCAATTCTATATCTTCATCTTCCTCGCCTTCTTCTAATTCGTTGTATATATTTAAATAATTATTTAATGCTTTCATTATTAAGTGCTTATATAACAAAATTGTGATTGTATTATTAAATACACTTTTCTTTGTTTCTTGATTACCAATAATATCCGAATAAACTGGTATGTATTTTGAAAATTCGTGCAAAGAATTATTTTTTTCAACCACCGTTTCTAAATATTCGTTTAAATGACTATCGCCACCATCATCGCCAAATCTAGAAAAACCACCCACTTCTTTTTGTATTATCTCTCCCAATTTGTTATTATGATACTCACTTAGCTTCCAATGTTTGGGCATTGTTTTAGAGACCTCATCAAATGTCACCCCACCAAGAATAAGTTGTGGATACTTTACACAAACATTAAATAATGTATTTTTCAAGTAATTTAATGAAAATAAACTTGTTTCATCGTCACTTGTTAAATATTCGCCACCATTGCGAGTCTTAAATGTTTCCATATTCATAATAAACTCTGTTATATTACGACCCGCAGCGGTAGCACCGATGTTATCAGATATAGATTCATACAACTTCGTATTTTTAGATTTCAATAATAAAATAAAATCATTTACACCGTCATCTGTTGATTCAGTATAAACAAAATCAAAACTATCTAACACATTTTTTAGCAATAAGCTAACTACTTCTTTATCTAAAATATCAAAAACACCTCCGACATCAACGATAACATCACGTAATTTATCTTCAAATAACTTTTTAGGAGATTCGATGTCATTTATATATCCCTGGCTAATAACATTTCTTTTAGATATAATATGGATAAGTTCTATTAAACTATCCATAGAATATGCGTTCCCATCTTGCTTCATTTTGCTTATTTTCTCACTTAAGGTATCATACTTTTTAAAACTACTTTCATTATTAACACAAATTGCTGCTAATTTATCGTCTAATATAGCACCGGTATTATATTTACAATATTTTATAAAACTTAAATAAACAGTTGTTTCATCATAATCACTAGATACAATTGGATACTTAAGTTTAGTGTTTTCATCATTGTAAAACATAGACGCATGCATTAGTTTCATGTAATTGTTGTATTTTACCATCATTCCCTTTATTTCTTTATTACGTTCTATCAAAAGCGGTTCTTTTCCAGAAAAGTAATTAAAATTGTGTGTGGTTTCATTGCAACACGCATTTTCCATAAACGGTATGTTGTTTAATGTATTTAACACGACTTCTCTGTTTTTAACAACCCGTTCCATATCTTCTTGTATTAAAAACGATTGATTAATTACTTTACCCATCAAGCTAAAAATGTATGAAAATTGTCTAATATCTCCTTTTCTTATACTTTCATCAAGCAATTTATCGAAATTACCCGATAAGCATCGTGTTTCTTCTACATTAACCGGATTTAAACTAGGTAAAAAAGTTCCCCATGTTTTAATATCAAAATCACTTACTTCTTCGGATAAACTCATGTTTAAAATCATCCAATCTCTTTTTTCATTTAATTTACTACTAATATCCGACTCATTTAATATTTTGGTTTTAAGGAATTTTATAATTGTTGATACCAGTGAGTCTTTTACTTTATTAAAGTTGGAACGGTTGGTTTTTGGTAAAACATTATAAGGCCGGACACTACTTCGCAGTTTTAAAAACAAACAAGCAATATAAGAAACAATCGATTCATCGCCGCTTTTATCCAACGGAAATCCATCAAATGACATTACACACCCTTCAAATGTGGGCGCTCTTATTAAATGTGGCGTAAGCAATTGTATACCGATTACATACAAACTAATTAACAAAATTATTTTAATTTCATCATTTGCTTTTTCGTAATCTATTTTTTTCTTTTTCTTGTCTTTTTTATCTTTCCTTTCTTTTTTTTCATCCGCACTTTCTTTTTTAGAATACTTTTTCATAAAAATGATCATGTATTTAATAATAAAATCGTGCTGTTGCTTTGTATCTATTTTCAGTTTTTCGTCCAACGTTTTCAATATTTTTTTTACATCTTTAATTAACTCTGTTTGCTTTTTATCAACAATCACCTCCGCCGTTTTATGCTGTAATACGATGTCTGTTTCTTCTTCTAGAATAGCTCGTGATACGCGCTTAAATCCACTTTTCTCATATCCTTCATTTTCATCATACTGCAATTTAGTAATCATGTATCCGCTGTGTTTATCAACAATACTATCACCGTCCGCAGTTCCCCGTAATCTAATTATTTCATTTAAATTATCGATATAATGTCCGCTTTGAAACCCGATTGCTAAATCATAGTAAAAAGTCGGTAGCAAAGGCACATTTGTTTCATAGCAATAATACCAATATACCGACTCATCTCCCACCGATTCTCTACAATAAGTGTTAATAAAGTATAGTATATTCCCCATTTTTGAGACCATATCATAATCCGACAATATCTTGTTTTTCAACTCTTCATGAGGCGAAACCATAACTTCTTCAGCAGTCAACATTTTACCAATATTTATTTTTTGTATATCGTATTTTAAGTCACGCGTTTTATTTAATATTTTAAGTAGTTTGGCCGATTCGTTGCCTTGTGAAATCCTTTCTGAAATCATTTTATTAATCTCTTCTTTGTTTTTTAATTGCATCTCATCATAGTGCTTTATTAGTTCTTCAGCAGACCATTCATCAACCGTTTGTTCTTGATTTTCCTTATTCATGCATTCTTTGTTTATTTTCAAACAATTCTGTTTTACATTACAAAATCCGATTTCATCAACAGGTTTATTTGTTTTATCGTCGTCCAATTCCCACTTGTTATTTTTTCTAACATAATAATGCATTTCATAACCGTTGGGTTCTAGTATCGCATAATCACCTTCTTGAACGCTTTTATAACCGTCGGTCATACTTCTGGCATCTAGTTCGGGATTTTTCGCGCGCATTTCAGTTAAGTGTTTTACCAAGTCATTATAAGATATTTCACCACCACGCTCTTCGTTTAACCCTTCTAAAATATCATATGGGGTATCATCGTATTTCGAGTCGTATTCCACATTTTTATTATTGTCTTGTAATAAATCGTCTAATTCAAAATATTTTTTCGACAATTTAACATCATCTAAGGGAGTTGGATCGCATTCACTATTATCAATACTTCTCCGTTTTAATTCTTGTTTTATTTCACTTAATGTTTCTGGAGTTAATTTGCTGTCATTTTCCGCGTCATCCAAAGAATTGTGTATTTCCCGTGCTATTATCGACATCATCAATCGACCATCGTCTAACCGATACATTTTATTTAACAACTGCATATCCGTTTCTTTATCAATATTATACAACTTTCTAACCTCGGCCGACTTAATGTATTTCTCTAAATCACTTATCTTAACATAATTTTTAATGAATTTTATGTAATTATTGTATTTTATGAGGTTGCTAATTTTTTCTTTTTTGTATTTTGCAATTTGATTTTCTATATAATCTTTCATACGTAAGTAATCATCGTAAACTATTCCATCTTTGTGTATATGATATGGCGTTAAATATTGGGTTATCCTATCAAGAGATACACCATTTTCTATTTCAGATTGTAAATTTTTAAACAACTCGTTTACATTTAATGTTGTATTATCAACAACTTCTTTCCATGGAATGGGTGTTTCGCTTAACGTTTTATTTGAATGATACACAATATTATCAAGTATACTGACAGGAGACGATATGTCATTCAACATTACCTCTGTATTATCATTTAAAATACTACCGTAATGAATTTGATTTTCATGATAGCTTACTTTTTTCAATATAGGTGTGATATCCGAAAATATATTTGAATATTGCATTATTTCGTATGGAAGTGTTATGAATCCTTTAATGTATAATTTATCACTCAGTGTAATTGGCAAACGTTCTGTATTGGATGGGATAAATTTAGAACACCCCTGACGTTTTTTAGACAGCGGCTTAAGTTTGGTTAATCCAACACTTGTTTTGTCAATTACAAAGCGGTCATCGTTAGTTAATTCTCCCATTTCCCCTTTTTCATCGTAAACGATATTTATACTTTTAAAATCATCCATATTTTCAACAATAACATTATTACCATATGATTCCATTACTAGCATATCAGATTGTTGCATTGGCTTATCATATGTAGTAAAATCAATATTTTTGTAGAAATAGTCGTATTTGTTTTGTCCATCCGGTATTGTATTTGATTTATATTCACTATTAATTCTAGTTAATTCGTTTATAAAATCACTGGTTGTTTTAATTGAAATATCATCATTTTCACCATCAATATCATATATGTGTTTTTTTGTTTCCACTACAGGTAACGCCCAATACACCGTCTTTGCGTTATTTAATAATTCTGCGATGGGTTTGTAATCGGTGGTTTTATATAAAGTATCTGAAAAATATCCTTGTTCATCAAAAGTGGAAAATTCGTCCCTTAACTCTTTGTATCTTTCTAACATAACATTAATGTGTTTTAAAAACTTAGAAGTTCGTTGTGATGATGGAACACTAGACAGCAGATCATCCATCAAGTCATCGACCTGATCTTTTATATCGTATATTTTTTCTTTTTCAGACAATTCTACTTCTTCCCTTATCTCTCCCAAATCTTCGTCTAAAAATTCAATATCTTTTATATCAATCAAATCATCTTCTAAATTAACGTCTTCTTCATCTTGAAACATATCATCTTCATCTACATCACTTTCAAATTCACCATCCTGTGCCATCACATCTGTATCTATATCTTTTCCTTCCAGTTTTCCTTCCTTACCCGCCTCTCCTTCCCCTTCTACAACCTTTTCCACATCTCCTTCTAATCCCCTTTCCCTACTCCCTTCATCTTCCATCATTACATCTTTTTTTGATTTTGGTGGTTTAAAATCTTTAATGGATTGAATTGGTAAATCACGAGGAATACCTTTGTATTCAAAATCAATATATAAAAAGGAACCATCTGGATAACTTTCAATTTCAATTCTATCTTCTTCTAGATTTGTGATTTTCCCATTTATTATTGTAGGTAGTTCTCCTCCAAATTCAATGGTTATCCATCTGTTTACCACCAAGTCATTTTGCCTAGCAAACCCTGGTTTTTCTGGATTATACAATATAAGTAGTTGTTCTATGGATTCCTCTGTTAAAAATCCTTCAGCCACATTTAAAATTGTTTTCTTAAGTGACTTTTGCTCTAATAACTCTATTTCTTTTTCATCTATATAATTAACCATAAACACATTGTCGTTTAAATCGCCATTATCTGGTGCTACAATTTTAATAATCTGTCCTAAAGACAAAAATAAAGAATCCGACATTTTTTTTTCCATTGTCTTATAAAATAACTAGAAATTATATTCAAATATTATTAAGTGTTTATCATATTATTAAATTGATTTAAATAAATAATGATAAACTAAATATTAATAATAATTATGTATAATCTTAGCGAATATTTCGATTTCACCCGTATCAATGATAAAGACTATTGTGAGTCAAAAGATTTGATTGTAAAGAAAATACATAATCTACATCTTTTAAAATACAAGAAAAATAGGTTGAATTCTGATAATACAGAAACGTTGGGGCTATTTCGTTCGGTTATTGTAGACAACGATCGCGTTGTTTGTTTTGCGCCTCCTAAATCATTAGCACTTAACCAGTTTGATGATTGGTCTAAACTTGAAGACGACAAATATGTTAGTCAACCATATATAGAAGGAACGATGATTAATATGTTTTGGTCTCCGGAAATTGACGATTGGGAAATATCTACCAGAAGTAATATTGGTGCGAATTGTTATTTTGATAAAGATGAAAAAACCACATTTAGAACAATGTTTTTAGATGCGATGCTATTCTGCGATCTTGAGTTTGAACATTTCAACAAAAACTTTATTTATAGTTTTGTGATGCAACATCCTAAAAATGTAAGAGTTGTTCCTGTCAACAGGGCGTTTGTTTATTTGGTAAATATTTACCAATTGGTTAATAACTATTGTGTAACAACTGTAATAACTGATGGTGGAGAACACGGTGATTGGCATAAATTTCGAAATATTACAATTCCAACTATTGTTCCTGATGTATCTTCTTATAAAGCATATATGAATCAAATGAACGATATAATTGATTCTAACTACAATTATGTTTATCCTGGTTATGTAATTAAAACACAAGATTCGATGCGCCGATTAAAAATCACGAATCCTTCTTATGAATATGTTAAAAATTTAAAAGGTAATAGCACTAAAAATCAATATCGATATTATGTATTGCGTCAGGAAGGAAAGGTTGGTGAATATCTTAAATATTTTCCAAAGTTTAAGTTTCAGTTTCAAAAGTTTAGAAAAGACTTGCATCACTTTACCAATGAATTATATAGTTCATATGTATCGTGTTATATTCTAAAAGAAAGGGAATTGAAATATTTCCCTAAAAGATACAAAACAAATATGTTTAATATGCACCAATTATATTTACAATCTCTTCCATCAAATAAAGATAAGGTTACTATTAGAAAAACAATTGAGTATGTAAATACGATGGACCCTGCTTTGTTGATGTATTGTATGAATTCCGACTTTAATCAAAATGAAATTAATAAAGCATGTATCGCGGCAGAACAATAAATAATGAAAGCAAACCACTAAAAAATAAAAATAAAAGTAAAAATAATAAATCTATATTTTTGTGTAAATCAAATAATATTTTACCAAAACAAGTTAAATATTATTAGTAAATATTTGTATATGCGTATTGATTACACCCCTCAATTAGATTTTAAAGATGTTTTAATTCAACCCAAGCGAACTACGATCTCAAGTCGTTCTCAGGTATTGTTGGAAAGAACCGTTACATTTCCTAATACAACCGCAACATGGACGGGAGTGCCGATTATTTCTTCTAATATGGATACAACTGGAACATTTGAACTATATGATGTTTTATCACAATTTAAAATGATTACTTGTTTACATAAACACTATACATTTGATGATTTTAAATCCAGATATGAAACCGCTCCATTAAATCCCGAATATTTCATGATTTCAATTGGTATAGGAGAAGATTCATTATTGAATTTACAAGAACTTGTCAATTTTTCAAAAGCAAAGTGGATCTGTATTGATGTTGCAAATGGGTATATGAGTCGAGTAGTTGAATATGCTATTACAATTCGTAAATTATTTCCAGATAAAATTATTGTAGCTGGAAATGTAGCATCAAAGGAGATGGTAGAAGAATTGATCATTAACGGTAAAGTAGATGTTGTTAAAGTTGGGATTGGTCCTGGTAGTGCTTGTTTAACCCGTCGTAAGACGGGAGTGGGAGTTCCACAATTATCGGCAATTATTGAATGTGCCGACGCAGCACATGGTGTAAATGGTTCAATTATAGGAGACGGCGGTATTACTTGTCCTGGTGATTTGGCAAAGGCGTTTGGTGGGGGTGCCGATTTTGTTATGATTGGTGGTCAATTTGCCGGACATGATGAAAATCCAGGTACCATAGAAGAAATAGATGGAAAAAAATATAAATTGTTTTATGGTATGAGTTCTGAACATGCAATGAAAAAGCATTATGGAGAAATGGCTACATATCGTTCTTCAGAAGGAAGGGTAGTGCGGGTTCCTTATAGAGGCGCTCTTAAAAATACGGTGCAGGACTATTTAGGTGGATTAAGATCAACTTGTGCTTACATTAACGCCCATAGTATAAAAAACATACCAAAATGTACGACATTTTTAATGGTCGGTCAACAACTTAATACTCATTTTGAAAAATAAGTAAGTAAATATGTAATAAATAAGTAAATATGTAATAAATAAAAATAAATGTATTTTTATTTATTGTTTATACGCATAAACATAGTAGTATATTAATTTTTAATTATTGAAAGTTGGTTTTCAACTCTTTAAATACATTGGAGGCAATAATACAAGAATTATGTAGTATTTCAACGACATTTGCCGTATTTGCTACATCCTTATTATCATCTGTGAATGCGATTCTAATAATGGAGTTTTCATCGTGTGGATGTTGTTTTGAAAATCCAACAAATGATAGTAACCTTGTATTTCTATAATAATAGTAATGCATAACATACTCCAATATTTTACCAATTGTATAGTCTTCTTTATATAGTATGATATCAAATGAGTCTTTTAAGGCAACTGGCATTTCCTTTACTGAAAACAACTTTCCACTTTCACTTGCTGTTTGTATGCCACCTAAACGACTTATTAACATATCACACGCCTTTCTTATAATTTGTTTATTTGTATAAATACCCAATGTTTCAATACAAAAGTCATAAGAACCATCTTTTGTATAACGCAATCCATCATGATTAAACCAATTTGTTTTTTCATAATCTATTTTTTCTTCCAATTTTGCTAATTCAGCTTCTTCCACATCATCGCGCATCTTTTGCTCTATTTTTTCCCATTCCGCATTTTGCTTCACTCTGTCAATCGCATATTTATAGGCACAAGATGACACTACATTATACATTCCATTATCCCTTGCTTTTTTTATATTTAAATCACATGTCAGTTTTAATTTTTCACCTTTTATTTCCTTTGATATCATTGGTTTTAGCCTCGCAAACAGTATATATGATTTAGTTTGTTTATTAGGGGGGAATAGTTGTTTTACTTTATCTTGGGTCAATTCTTTCCCGGTTTTTTTATCAACCAGTTTAAAATCTTTTGTTGTGATATATTCCATAGAATTAGACAGATTTTCCCTATCAATAACCACTTGCAAATCTTTTACACTGTCGTTTAAATCCCCCACATACACCGGAATACAACCCAATCGTTGCTTTAATATTTCGTTGTTAAACATAGTGGTATTATGCTCGATATTAATTGAATTATCATCTGTATCGATAACAGCAGTTTCAATATCAGATATTATTGTTCTTCTTAACCCATTCACAATACTTACATTTGTGTTACTTACATTAAAATTTAACATATCATGTTCTTCAACAATACCATCAACTTTAGGTAAAGGAATTGAACTAGAGAACTCTTGATTTTCTGGAGATTTAGAATTATTCATCGAACCGCTCAT